CCGATCTGCAGGGCTTGAGAAGGGCGAACAGAATGCCGCTAATGCCGCCACGGCGAAGAATCTCGGACTCTCTACCGCCCCTGAAAAGCCCGCCGCGCCTGAGTACGACAGGGAAAAGGCCGCCGCCGATGCGCAGGCAAAGGGCTTGTTCTCGGGGAACCTTGCGACGGCAAAAACAGAGGCGGTCAAATCCTCGCCTGTAGCCATGAGTGCCGCACGCCTCAAAGACGCCCCGAAGGACGATAGGCCGACGATTGAGAACGCCGAAAAGCTCAAGACCTACGAGGCCAGGAAGAAGGCGGACGAAAACGCCCAGTTGCGTGAATACATGCGCCGTGGGGCGGACAAGAAAGCCGAAGAAGTCAAGGGCGTAGACATCATCAGTGCCTACGTTGGCAACCGCGCGGCACTGCTCGACAGACTGGCCCGAGAGGCTAAGGGCGACGAGTCTCCCATCGTTCCGAAGGCAGTGCCTGATGCGGCGGCTCAAGCCGTGTCGAAAACGCCGCGTATTTCGACGCCTGCCGCTCCCGCGATTCCTTCGCCCGCGCCCGCGCCTGAGGTGAAATCGCCGATTGCAAGCAACGAAAAACAAGGGGCGGTTACCGTGAAGGTTCAGAGCGAAACGGCTCAGGACGTGCGAGATCGAGCGATCGCACTAGTCGCGACGGGCGGCTACAGCGGGACCGACTAAGGAAAAGACGGGCGGGGCCAATAGCTTCGCCCGCAGACAATTGAAGGACGAATGATGACGACGACAATCAAGCCGAAGGATATTCAGGACATGGTTAGCCATTGGCTTCAAACGCCTGTCAATGGGTATTTGGGCAGTGATTACGGGCAGGACGCTAAGGCGATGCTCCAAAAGCCCATGGCCGACAGTACGCAGGCGGACGCCTTTTTGGCGAAGCTCCGACAGGACGTGATGGCCGTCGACGCCATGCCTGCTGGCACTGTGAATCTCTACACGGTGGACACGCAGCCCGACCAGCGTCAAATTGTCATCAGTGTGGGTAATGCCGTTCTGAACGTTTCGGAAATCAACAAAAATGCTTACTAAAAGCGACTTCACTACTGCTATCGAAAACGCGCTCTCGGAATTTCCGACGATTGAGCCGCTTTACCAAATCAATGACCCGCGCGTCCGACAGGCGACTGACGCTATGGCGACGATGCTGGCGATGCTTTCCGCGCAGATTGAAGCCGCCCAGACCGAGCAGTTCGACAAGACTCGCGACTGTACCGTTTTGGCCGACGCGGCCATGCGCGGCATTGTGCCGAAGGGAAAGGCCTGCCGCGTCAAGATCAAAGCGACGAATGAAGGTGACTTTGCCGTGAGGATCGAAACGGGGCGCGTACTGCTCGACTCCAACGGCCTGAGCTGGCGCGTCGAGACTGCCGCCACGGTTCCCGCGAAGGGGACGGCTACTTTTGAAGCCTCTCAAGTTTCCGAGGAAACGGTATCTCATACCGTATCGGATACCGTTCCCTTCTACCCGATTGAGGTTCCGAAGGCCGATGACGGCAGCTATCTTTGCTCTATCCGTGTGTCGGACGCTACTGGCGAGTACGAGTATCGGGACCAGTACACGAACACGGAACCGGGCGAAAGGATTTACCACGTCGAAGCGGATGACAGACAGCGCGTTTTTGTCCGATTCGGCTGTAAAAACGTGGTTGGGACCCAACCTGAAAACGGCACGCTCATCACGCTCAAGGTACTCTACACGGGCGGCGACATTACGACTGAACTTGAATCGCCTTTCGCCTTTGAGTACACGCAGAACGTCAACGAAAACCGCGTTTCGTTGAGCCTGCAGGCCCTTGTTTCGGCGGGTGAAGATCCTATCTCAATGACCGTGCTTCACGACATTGCCCGCTATCCTGCCGTCTACCGACGCGGCGCGGTTTTCTTAGGTGAATTCGGCTTTTTGGTGCGCTCCAACTTCCCTAACCTGCAATTCCTTTCCGTGTGGAATGAGTCCATGGAAGAGCGGGTGCGCGGCGTGAATGTCGCCAACGTCAATTGTTTGTTTGTCGCTTGCCTTGATGAGTCGGAAAGGGCCATCGAGGCGAAGGGCGGCGACGAGGTGACGGAACCTGAGGAAATTACAGAGCAGGATTGGACCGAGGCGCAAAAGGCGATCAGAAAGACGATTGCGAAGGCCGATGACTCCTATCGCGTGCGTTTCTTCACGCCCGTGATTTCCAAAATTACCGTCAAGGTGACGGCTAGCGTTGCGTCCAGCTACCTCGCCACAGGCGTTGAGGCGAAAATCCGTGAGTGCATTCTGACGAAGTACGGCAAGGAATCCGCCGCCTCCAGGCGAGGCCTGCAGCGTCCGCTCTATCGCGACATCTATGCGCTCATCAAAGAAAACGTTCCCGCGCTCTCCGACGGCGAGGCCGACCTGCAGGTGGTGATTGACGGCGGAAAGATGGCGGACGTGGTTCGCCCGGAGCAATGGCGTTTCGTGGCGGAAGATTCCCTTTCTGTCGACGTTGAAACGACGAACGTCGTTACCAGCTCTTGGGGCGGCTAACTATGGCGGACTACGACTTTCCAAAGACTGCAGAGCCGCCGCATCTAGCGTCGCTGGCGCAGAGCTACGCAGTCGACCAGCGAGAGGCTGAACTGCGGGACCTTTTCATCAAGGTTTTTCGCTCCACGCTTTCTACACGTGCTTTCGACGTAATCCTGTCAGGCTGTGCGCACTTGGGCTCTTTTGACTTCGTGCGCAAGACCGTGAACGCGGACGGCCTCACCATCTTGCAGGGCGATAGAGAAGAGGCCGCAACGCGCTATCTCTACCGCGCGTGGCAGGCTAGAGACACGAACGGGCGCGGGATGCACTTTCTGCGCACCTATCTCCAATTGCTCTTTCCGAACACGTGTCAAGTCGCCCAACTGTGGCAGGCTAAGAACAAGCCATACCCGCAAGACCTGCATTCCGTTTTGGAAATGAACTCTGAGGGGAATTATTGGGAACCTGACCCCGAAAACTACTGGCTGACCAGCCGCGTAGAAATCGCTCTTGACCTTACGGTAACGACGCGCAGCATCCTGACGCTCACAAACATTTTCCGAAGCATTCTGCCCGCTCGCCTTGTACCTCAATTCCGTTTTTGGTTGAGATTTGAGGCGAACGTGAGCTATTCGGTTGAGTGGTGGTTCGAAATGGAGAAAGAATCCGTTTCCCGCCTGCGCTATTGCGGCCGCGTCATTACGGCTCGACCTGATGCTAAGTGGAAACTGGGTAAAAACGGCGATCAGAACGCGCCGAAATTGCGTCAATGCCGCATCCGCACATCGACCGCAATCACGAAGGAATGCGAGGCTCGCTATCGTGATTTGCCGCGTATTGGCGAACCGAATAGAAAGATCGACGGCACGTGGAAGATTCCGCTTGCGGGACACTTTTGGGCATCTTTCGACATGAAGGCGATCTAATAGGAAAAATGCGCAAAAGCCCATTCTCTCGAAACTCCAAAATCTCCTTAACGATTTTTTTACTTAGGAGCGAAGGCATGGCCGCAGAAGCCGTAGTCCTTACGAGTTTTCGAGAGAAGATTGCCGCGCACATGGCGGGCAAGGGCACTCTCAAGCCGATTGCGTACATGGCCTTCGGCGTAGGCGGACATCGTGAAGATGGTTCTGTTATCCCGCCGTCTGAAAAGCAGACCGCGCTCAATGATGAGCGTCTGCGCAAGCCGCTGACCGTTATCACTCAGGAAGACACCCTTTCGGTGACTGGCCGCGCCGTTATCGAAAAGAGCGAAATGAACGAACTGCCGCTTTCCGAGGCCGCGCTTGTGGATGCGGACGGCGCAATGATTGCCGTGAAAAACTTCGCTCCGAAGGTGAAAGAAGCTGATGAGCGTTATGAATGCGCGATTCTTGTGAGGTTCTAACAATGGCTTTCAACCTTCCGAACGCAACGATTTCGCCCATCCCGGACACTGAGCCTGACGCTGTTCCCGCGCTGTGGAACTTTCGATATGACGAAATAGACGCAAACTTTGCGCGAATTGCAGGCTTCATTCCGGCGGGCGTCTGCACGACTGGGGCTGCCGTAGCCGCCAAGACGGTGGAGTGCGAACATTTTGTACTTGCGCCGAAGTCTCTGATGACGGTTCAATTTACCGTCACCAATACGGCTGAAAATCCGACGCTAGATATCAATTCAACGGGCGCAAAGCCGATTCGTTTCAGGGGCGCGGCTATTCGCGCCAACCTGCTCAAGGCGGGCTACGCCTACTCGTTTGTTTATGACGGCACGGCATGGTGCTTGGTCGGTGATGTCGACACTAGTGATGACTGCCTCAAGCTTTCGGGCGGAACTATCACGGGCAATCTCGCGGTTGAAGGCGAGTTAACCGCCAAAAATCCCACGAAGCCACAGCACGTCGTAACAAAGACCTACTTTGAATCCGCGCTTGATGATCTCAAGTCCGATGCGGGCGGCACGTATCTGAAACAGGCCGGCGGCACGATAACGGGCGGCCTGACAGTCAATGGGGAAACCATTGTGCAAACTCCTGTCAACGATCAAAACCCCGTAACTAAGGCGTACTTCGAACAGATGTTGACTGAATTCGGGAACTCCTACGCGATTGGAGACATGAAAAACACCGTCGATGGGGTTTATCAGGCGTTCAAGGAATTCAACAAGGCGCAGGGGATTTCCTGATATGGCTTACAGAGTCGACATCGTTTTGGATCAGGGCAGTGATTACGTCTGTCCTTTCGAGTTCTACGACAATGCCCGCCGCCCCGTGAATTTCAACGGGTTCACGGCGCATATGCAGGTGCGCCGCACTGCGACATCTTCCGTCATCGTTGATGAGCTTTCGACGGAAGGCGAGGCTCCGCGCCTCTCCTTTGAATCGAACGTACTCAAGGCCAAATGGCCGCGCGCCATTACGTCCGCCATTAAAGCGGGCCGCTACGTTTACGACTTGGAAGTGACTGAACCGGGCGGCGGCGTGAAGCGTCTCATGGAAGGTGCTTTTGTCATCAAACAGGAGGTTACCCGATGAGTTGCAGTTGCGGATGTGGCGACTCTACAAAAACCACTCTCCCGCCCGTGATTGTTCATGTGCCGGGCCTTCAGGGTCCCCAGGGTCCCGCAGGCGAGGGCGGCGGTAGTACCAATGCCGTCCGATACGACATCCCACAGGATCTTTCAGGGCTTCAACAGGCGCAGGCGCGAGAAAACATTGGAGCGTGCAGCCTTGTCGAATTGTTTGAGGCGCAGGGCTTTACCACGCGCTTCACGAATCTCACGCTCTCGCCTGAAGGGCAGTACTCGACGACGATTCTCACGCCGTCCAAAAAGGTCCGCGCGGGTGATTGCGTCATTGACGCCAGGGGCCGCGTCTATCAGGTCAAGAAAATCGAGGGCACCACTTTTTCGATTACGGCGCAGCTGGCGCAGGTTGGCGGCGGCGTTTCGGACTACAGCGAACTGACAGGAAAACCGCACCTTGGCGCGCTGGCAGGGCTTGATACCGTTAGTGCGGAAAATCTTGAAAAAGTCATTGACTTAGGGAGCATCTAGAAAATGGCTGAAAACAATCTCGTGCAGATCCAGCAGATCGGTATCTCGACTGCCAATCTGGCCACGTTTACGGGCAAGGATCGAGTCCTTGTCGTCAATACTGATACGCACCGCCTGCACGTGCAGGACGGCAAGACGGCGGGCGGCCTCGCTGTTCCGCTCATGAGCGACCTCAAGGTGCCTGACGCCGACGAAATCATGCTTGCCGACGGCACTTCCATTCAGGACGCTATCGACAAGCTCAACTACAAGGCTATCAACATCACTGCCTTCACGAACAACGTGAACACGGTTGAAATGGGTTCGACCGTCTCCGCCATCACGTTCAATTGGTCCGTGAATAAGAAGCCGACTAAGCTTGAATTCGACGGCGAAAGCATTGACACGACGCTCACGACGAAGGCCCTCACGGCTCAGTCCATTACGGCTAACAAGAGCTTCACGCTCAAGGCCACCGACGAAAAGGGCGCAGTCTCCACGAAGACCACGGGCGTCACGTTCATGAACGGCCTTTACTACGGCGTTGGCACGGTTGAGGCCGAAGGCGTCACGAATGAATTTGTTCAGGGTCTCACGAAGAACCTCGCCACGGGCAAGGGCAAGACCTTCACGGTGAATGCCGCGTCTGGTCAGTACATCTACTACTGCATTCCCGCCCGCTTCGGCAAGCCGTCCTTTAAGGTTGGGGGTTTTGAAGGCGGTTTTGAACTGCTCAAGACGTTCGACTACACGAACGCTAGCGGCTACACGGAAAGCTACTACGTCTACCGCTCTTCCAACGCCTCGCTGGGCAACACCACGGTTGTCGCCGCTTAATCAGGAGGTAATGGAAAATGGCTGAAAAGTTTACGATTGAACTCGTCTCGGGCCTTACCCCGAAAAATGGCGGCTCGTTTGCCCTCGTCAACGCTAAGGACGTTTATGTCGCGGGCTCCGACAAGCGACTCGATGCGGTCCTGACGGACCTTGACGGCGGCTCTACTGCCGTCACCCAGCTTGCCCAGCGCGTCGAAGTTGCCGAAGGCTCGATCACGACGATGGGCGGCAAGATCACCGATCTGCAGTCCGCCGTTGCGAGGAAGGCCGAAATCAATGACGCCCAGGCTTCCAGCACGAATGTCTATTCGTCCGAAAAGGTTGACTCTCAGATTGCCGCCGCTAAGCAGGCCGTGAAGGACGAACTGCTCGACGGCGTTGGCGCGGAGATGGACACCCTCAAGGAAGTCGCCGCCGCGATGAAGGAGAACAGGGACGCCCTTGCCGCCCTTCAGACCGTCGCAGAGGGTCACGTCAAGTTCGCCGAAGCCCAGTCCCTCACGACTGAGCAGAAGCAGCAGGCTCGCGCGAACATTGGCGCGGCCGACGCCGAAACCGTTGCAACGCAGGTTTCCACCCTTGACACGGTTAAGGCCGCTTCCGAAAAGGCTACTACCGATATCGTCACCATCAACTCGACCCTCGACACGCTCAAGGCCGACATGACGCAGGCGAAGGCCGACATTGCCCAGCTCAAGACCGACGTTGCTGCCGCCGATAAGAAGGCGGGCGACGCCGCCACGGCTGCCGCCGCCGCCCAGAACACGGCCAACTCCGCCACGGAAAAGGCCACGGCCAATGAACAGGCGATTGCCGCCCTCGGCGACCTTGCGAAGAAGAACAAGGTTGAGGTCACGGACCTCGCCGATTCGTTCGACCTCGGCACGTTCATTTAACGGGGCGTCCTTATGGCACTAGTCCGCACCCTCTATAACGGCGGCGCGGACTGGCTGCAGGGCGTCTCGGGTGAGTCCGGTGTGGCAGTGGTGAATACGACTGATAACCGAATTCACGTAATGGACGGAAAGACGAAGGGCGGCCACGCGCTCGCCCTTCTTTCCGAGGTCCCGACCGACGCTGTGCGGTGCAGTCTGCAGACGCTCACAGCAGAACAGAAAGCGCAAGTGCGCGCGAATATCGGCGCGATTGCCGATGACGGCACGGACTTCCTCGCTATCTACGAAAACGCGAAAAACGCATAAAACACAATCACCTAGGAGAACGATTCAAAATGGCTGAATCCGATCTTTCCACCCGCCTCAAGCTGGCTTTTCAGGCCGTTGGTGCGGACATCAATACTCTTCTCGCCCAGGACGGCGATCTCGCGAATCTCACCACTGCCGAAAAGGCTTCTCTCGTCGTCGCCATCAACGAAGACAATGCCGCCGTCAAGGCGATTGACGTTAAGCCCATCATTGATGATGAAGCCTCCGATGCGACGCATGCTTGGTCCGCTCAGAAGGTTGCATCCGAAATCCTCACCAAGACGAATGCCGTCAAGGACACTCTTCTGGGCGGTGCGGGCGATGCTTTCGACACTCTGAAGGAACTGGCCGACCTCATCAACACGAACAAGGACGCCATTGCCGCGCTGCAGCAGATTGCGGGCAATCACGTTCGATTCGATCAGGATCAGGTCCTTTCTGCTGAACAGAAGTCGCAGGCACTCAAGAACATCGGCGGAGCTTCCGCAGAATCCGTTGGCACGCTCGGCAATCTGACGACCTCCGCCAAGACGAACCTTGTCTCTGCAGTCAACGAAGTGAAGACGAAGGCTGACAAGGGCGTGACTGATGCCGCTACGGCTCAGGGTGCTATCGACACCTTCAAGGCCGCCGTTGGCGACACGACCGCTGACTTTGCCAAGACCTACACGGACGCCCGCGACGGCCTGTAATCGTCACGAAAAACTCTTTTGGGATTAAACCCCTATGGCAACGAAAACCCTTAGCGAGTTGGTTGCCGAGGGATTCCGCAAGGTGGCGATGGATCAGATTGCGCAGGATATTACCAACGCACAGACCTACGCCACTAAAGCGGAAATTGGAGGGGGCGAGGGAAGCCGCCTATCCGTAGCGATTGAACAAATCATCAATCTCTACAACGGGTACAGCGGCACTTCTCTCGACTACCGCGATTACCTCGACACCACTGCCACACAAGCCGAAGATGCGCTCTATGCGCTCTGCAACGCTTATAACGGAACTATCGCATGACATTCCCCGATTTAGGAAAGATGGGCGAGTCAATCCGAACGAGACTGACTACCCTTGAGTCCACGACCAGCGATCACGGCACAAGGCTGACTAGTGTCGAGGGCTCTGTTTCTGCCAATACCACGACACTCTCAAAGAAGGCCAATTCCGCCTCTCCGACGTTCACGGGTACGCCGAAGGCCCCGACCGCAAAACAAGGGACTAACACCACTCAGGTTGCTACGTGCGCTTTCGTCATTGCCGAAACGTCCGCCGTACAAACCTACGCAGAGGCAATTGCCGATGCTTTTGCGTCCTTTAACACCACACATGGGATCAAGTAAAAATGGATATCACTGTTAGCGAAATTTCCACAGCCGTAAACAAGGCCCTGAATTGGCTGCGCCTGGGCATGGTTCCGACGGGCACAATCATCGTTGGCCTTTATACCGAACCGCCAGAAGGCTTCATTGCCTTCAAAAAGACTTCCAAAATTTTGAAGTCCGACTATCCGGCACTGTGTGAAATTCTTTTCAAGCTAGAAGCCTTCAAGGGCGACGGCCTCACCTATGCAACGATCCCTGATGTGGACCATCGTGTGCTAGAGATGTGTTCAAATGTCTCAGAAGTCGGACAGCTTATTGAGGCGGGCTTACCTGACATCAGCGGTTGGCTCGACATGGATACCAACAGCACTTCGGCTTGTCTTGCATTTAACGCAAGCGGTGCGTTTACCGATAGGCGAATTGATAATCCAAACGGAAGTTTCGCTCAGTACGATAGTTCTAAAGCCGTCCAGTACCACGGACGCGCAGACTTCGCCGCTTGCAAATCGAACGCCCTGTACAGCAAGGCCCAAACGGTTCAACCGAACGCCTTGCGCCTACTAGCAATCGTCAAATTTTGATGATCGCCAGCAAGCGAAGAGCTGCGGGCTGAACCGTTTCAGACTTGCCGTGAAGTCCGTTGGAGCGAGAGGCGGCAAACCAGAGCGATGAATAGTTGGCCTTTCCAATCTCACCCATTTCATTGGCTCGGGGGGTGTTCTTTGTGCGGTCAAAAACGCCCGCCACAGTCCCATCGTCGAAGCTGGCGATAAGCATGGCACATCCGCTGATGTCAGGCCTTGATAATCGGCATCAAACGCAGGGAGGCGGGTTGAACCGTGGCCGAATTCCCGTAAGCGTCACTGCTACGTTTCGCCTGAAGGGTGATGCTCGCAAAGCGTCCCTTGCCAGATGTACCGAAAACCGCAGGGTTATCGGTAACGTCGCCTGTTAGTGCGCGGCCATTGAAACTCATGGTTGCACCACCTGCTACGTCGGTCAAATTGCCAGTAATGTCAGG